CTTGCGCTCAAACAATCGGTTGGGTAATCAAAACAGTATAAGAAATTCGGATCAAGCGAAGTATCACCCGACAGTGAAAGCTCTTTTAATTTTTCCCCGAAATTCCAGTCAAACGCCTTTAAAACATCTTCCACCGCAACTTCATAGAAATTATTTAAAATGATTGCTTTGTTGTCGGTATTAATCGTTGCGTTAGTTATCGGGCTTGATATCCCAAGCTCCATTAATGCCATATTGAAAATATCTGTTTTACTGCTCATAACTGCCTTTCTATTTCTAGTTTATGCCTGAGCTTTTTGAGGCATATAGAATATTGCCTTGTTGCGCTATCTTTTGACCGCTTGCCAGTTTACCCCATGAAATTCCGTTTGTCGTCTTATTCCCGTCGTTACCGCTGAAACCATACCACTTATCGGCAACGGATAATGTTGAGCTGATTCCGTTCAGCCCGCTTGATAGTGCATTAACCTGTCCTGCCTTATAGGCGTTTTGGCTTGCGAAATAATCTAATCTGGACTGATTTTTAAAATTATTCGCCTCCTGTTCATACGCTCTTGCTCTCGATTCGGAATTTGCCAAAGTATTAAGCGCGTCCATTTCGCCCCACATAGCCGTATCGTCCAGAAGATTAACCGCCGTTCCCTGGGTTATATCAATTCCGTTCGACGCCATTGCCGACGACTGATTTGCAACATTTTGCGCCGCTTTCAAGCGTTGAAGTCTGCTTTCTTCAATTCCCTGCTGTCGTTCTCTGCTTGCATTTTCCTGCGCTATATCGGCATTTTCTTGTGCAACCTTAGCCTGATATTTATATTGCGCTTCCTGCGCTTTTCCCTGCTGAATTGCCGACGCCGTCGAAACAGCCGCGCCCGCAAGAGTCGCCACGGTTCCGACAACCTTTAAAGCGGTCAACATTCCCGCGGCAGTTATAACTCCGCACATTATTTCTTCCCTTTCAATGATTCTTCAAGCTCAATAATCAGCTGAATATCTGATTTATTTTCAAACTCAATCATAATTCCCTTGTCGATTGCATCATTTAAAAGTTCATCAAGTTTTTCTCTGATTTCGTCGGGCGATAATTTCGCAAGCTCATCAATTCGGTTATCTTTCTTTTCCGGTTCTTTTGGAGTATTTTCATTATTTTCTTCCGCATTTTCTGTTTTACTTTTTTTTAATGCTTCCGCCCATGAGGGAATTGTTTTTTCTCTGATTTCGATAATATCGCCGATTTTATTAACCTTGTTGTCATAAAAACTTTTTTTAATAACTTTAACTTTCATAATGTCCTTTCTTAAAAAGAATCGGGACAATATTTCAGTCCCGATTTTAATTGTTAGTTTTAAGCTACGTTGAGGATTTCATATCCTGATAAGAATTATCGTGTCCTGCGACGATTCCTGCAGTTACTTTACCCGCTGTTGCGTTTGAGCCTGTTACTGTGTAATAAAGTCTTAAATATCCCAAATTTCCTTTTGGCATATAAAGAATGGGTGCTACATAACCTGCTTTTAAATTTGCAACCGCAACCGCACCGCTTGTTGCTAAATCAACGGGCGTTGTGAACCCTTCATCTGTTGCAGTCTGAACTTTAAATTCAACCGATGTGCAGGTTGCAAAATCTTCAACAACCTGTATTCTTAAAGGAATCGGCGTTCCGAAGGCGATTTCTTTTAGCGCACCGCCTGCTTTAATTACGTTTGTACTAGCCGCTGAACCCGTTATGGCTTGTTTATTTGAAAAGCCATTTTCTAAATCAAATAACATAATGTATTCTCCTATCTTTTTTTATGTTCCGATAAAATGCCGTCTTTCCGGCTGTCAAGAGCTAATTTTTTATATGTCGTCTTACTTAAATTTCAGTCGTTGCATACTTGTCGAAGCTCTAAAGACAATATTTTTCATCTTGGCCACTATACAACGCGTGCTTCTGTGTTTAATATCGCGTCGCAATTCTTAACGGGAATACCGAGGAAGTTTACAATCGGTTTACCTTCCGCATTATCAACCGTAAGATTTACGTTTGATTTCTTCATAGCCTGCAAGTGCAAGAATGTCTGAATTGTGTCGTTGCAGTAAATAACGGTTTTACCTGTTTTAGCGTATTTCTTAACCTTGTGGTAACCTTTAACCATAAGTGCCAGTAAATCAGCCGCACTATCGCCACTCAGATTTGAAACATCAATGTTTGCAATTCTGCATGTTGAGCGGAAATCTCTAACCGATAAACCTATATCCCATTTGAAGTGGTCGCGATATGCTTCATACATACTTCCGTCGGAATTTGTTACCGTTACCGCACCTTTATCTTCATGAGTCAAACCTGCGGATGAACCTTTAGGATAAAGAAGATGAGTGTGCAAATCGCCCCAGGTTACAAACCAAATTGAAGTATTGTCTGAGCCTGTTCCGCCTGCGTCGATTACACGATAACCGATAGAATTTTCATCACTTGAAATTTTGCCGTATCTAACCGCTAAACCGTCAAAGCCTGCGGGGTTCGTTGCTTTTGCACCATAGAAAAGATTTTCCGATACGGTTTTATTCATAGCTTCAAGAAAACCGGTTGCTTCGTTTAATCTGAATTGATTTGTGTCATTTTCCAGGTCAGCCAAAGATTTATCAACCTGAGAATATGCTTCAAGCATACCGGTTGTGTCGGTTACCTGTGTATATTCGCCTTTTGAACATTTAACACCCTGATAGAATTGTCTGAACTCTAATTCGGGCAGGCCGTTTCTTACGGTTGTTTTATGAACCGAACCGGAGTTACATTCTCTTACAACCGCGTCTTCTAAGATTTCATTTGACTGTGCAAGTAAGTCAATGATTGTGTTTGTGATTTTTCCGTTTTCTGTCTGCGCAATTTTGTCTTTAAGCGTCAGATAAGTGTTTCCAACTGTTGCCATTTTTCTTTTCCCTTTCATTACTAAGTGCCGCAGACGGCTTGCGTTGAGCAAGTCAGCGAGGTACACCTTATGACCGCCGTTTCAAATCTTAGATTTGACAGGCGGAATACCTGTCCGTCTTAGGCTTTTTTTCCGTAAAGTATTTCAGCCGGACTTTCCTCTTTTGTGATATTTCCGCCCGTCAGAATCTTATCATCCCCCGTTAAGTCCGACAGCTTATAAAAAAGCTTGATTACTTCCGGATGATGATTTAATCCTTTCGCTTGAAGTATATCTTTGAGTCCGTCGCTTGCAAAAGCTTTATAACCTGTATTGGCTTTATCCATGTATGCTTCAACTTTTTCCTTGTTTCCGTTTCCGATTTCCACATCCTGGTTTACCGCCTTATCCCACGTTGCGATATCCGCTTCAACCTGTTGCTTTTGAAATTCTTTAATAGCTTCCGGAGCATTGTCTGTCTGGCTTTTTATAATTTCAACATACAGATTCGCAAGCTTATTCGCAGACTTCTGAGACAGATTTAATTCTTTTGCGACAGCTGAAAATTTATTTCCGTATTCTTCGTTGTATTCAATTCCCTCCGGAAGCTCCAAAGTTTTAAAGTCATAACTTTCCGGAGCTCCGTAAAGGTCGTTTGAATCTGTGTTTTCTTCAATTGTTTCGGTAGTTTCTTCGCCCTCTGCGTTCTGGGTGTCAACTTCTTTTGAATCAATGTTTTATGTTTCTAATTCTGTGTTGATTTCTTCGTTTGCCATACTTCGTTTTTCCTTTCAATAATTATTTCTCTGTACTTTTCAAAGCAATGTTCCTGAATTTTATCCGCCAACCACAACCCCGTTTCCCGTCTTCCACGATTGAACATATCCATATCACGGTTTTGAAAATTGCAACCCCTCTCAAACGCTCCGAGTTTTTCGAGCATAAGAAGGACAAACCGAAACCCGTCTTTATCGTTTAAAACATTATTAAAAATTATCTTTTCTTCATCGGGTGTCATATTAATTTCCGATACGAGTCATAAGATTCTGTCCGACTGCGTCAATTCCGCCCATATTCTTAACAAACTGACCGCCCGCCTGTATCTGTTGCATTACTTCCTGCTGTTGTTGTTTTTCAGCCGCGGCCGCTCTCATTTCTTCTATAACTTCTGTTGGCGTAACCTGGCTTGGGTCAATGTTAGCGAAGTCAGCGTAATCATCAATTATTTTTTCACCGTTAACTTTCTTTAAAAGTATCGGGTCAATACTGTTTCCTATGTTTGCAACAAAGGTTGTGAAGCGTTCCATACTTGCAATGTTTTGTGCTTTCATGGCCTGCGCTAAAGTCGATATAAATTCGATTTCGATTTCCTGGCCTTTAAGTTCCTCAGGATATGGCGGAAGAATACCTTTATCGCTTTCTTCGTAAAATATCCAGTCTAAAACCTGTCTTAGTGCCGAATGTATCTGCTCCAGCAACGGCGATAACAGAACCATTTTTTCTTCTTTTAATTCGTTTACCTCGGTTGCCGTTCGTGTGCGCTCTGCGGTATTGAGTATCATTGCAAAAAGGTCGTTATAAAAATGCTCTTTAATCGTTTCTTTGAGTTCGTCTTTTTCCTGTTTTAGCTCCAGCACCCTTGGATTCACTTCGTAAACAGGACTTATTCCTCTGCCGTTTTCATCCTCTGCGTTATAGTGTCCGGGTGTATCTGCAATCCCTGTATTTTTTAAACTTGCGGGCCCTTTAACGGCAGGCGATATAATTTTCTTAACGGCTTTGGCGTATTCTTTTACCATTGTCATTAACTGTTTTACATCAGGCAAAGCGCAAAAACCGATTCCGTCCGAAGGATAATTTTCTTCCCCGTTACATCCCGATTCAAAAACAACAAACGGGAATCGGTCGAACCCGGACAGTCTTAAAAACTTATCCCCTTTGAGCTCATAATAAGCTGAAATAAATTTCTTTTGGAATTTAATTGAAGAATTTTTAATATAGTTTTTATTCGGCTCAACATAATGGATAACTTCAATCAGTGTATCGGGGTTTTTATCGACTAAATCGCGGACTCTATCCGATACATTTTCGATTCCAAATTCAACAACAAGGTCTTTTGCGCTCATCATAAACTGCCTTGCGAAAGTATCAATTTCATCTTTATAGTTTTTTGAATAGAAATAACTTCCGACAGGCAACAGTTTAAACTTCGCAACGGTATCAAAGTCGCTCATCAAAGCAATTGCCGAAAAAGAAAATATACTGAGTTGTTTATAAACCGTGGTTAGAATCTGATAAAAGTTTGAAGAATATAATATTTTTCTCGTAAGCTCCGCCTGCTTTGTGCACCAGTCTTTAATTTCGTGCGAATTTTCGATATCTTTATTCATTAAGACGGTTTTAAACCACCGTCTGGTGGGCGAGGTCGCACCGCTCATCATCCCGCTTGAAAAATTCCTCACGGCAATAAGCGGGGTTGAATCAATAATTTTTTTCGTTGATTTTCTTTTTTTATTTACATCATCAACCAGAAATCTTACGCTATTTGGCGCGAAATAATCAGCAAGCTCAACCAGATCAGATTTTATATTGTTAAAAACCTGCTCCATTTGCTTCCTGCGACATTCAAAATATTTTTTATCATATTTGAAACCGCTTGGTTTATTTTCTTTTTTTGTGATTTTTTTATCATCAAGTCCTGGCATTTGCCTTATGCTCCTAATAAAGATTTTTTCTTTACTTCCGCAACTTCATCCCCTAAGCCTCTTGCGGTCGTTTTAATTTCGCTGTTTGCTCTGTTT